GTTCGTGCTGGCGGCTACGCTGTGATTGTTGAACCGATCACCGAAGCGACGGCCATGGCGCATCTGCGCCTGGACGTTGACGATCCTGGACTCAGCCAGCTTCCGGGGGCGATTACTGCGGCGCGCCAGACGGTCGAGCAATACCTGAATGCCACGGTGGCCAATCGGTCGCTGACGTTGATGCTCGACGCATTCCCCGCCGGCGCAATACGGTTGCCAAACGGGCCTGTCACGGCCGTAACTGAGATCGCCTACATCGACACCGACGGAGCGGCGCAGACGGTAGCCGCGCACCGACTCGTGAGCTATCCGCTTTGCGACGTGCTGACGCCGGCATTCGGCGAGTCATGGCCAGCCACGCGCGACGTGCTCGGTGCGGTGACGATCACCTATACGGCCGGCATGATGTCAGGGTCTCCGCTCACGCTCGCCGACCAGGATATCGCCGCGGCAATCCTGCTCACGCTCGGAGACCTGTGGGAGAACCGCGAAGCGCAATTTGTCGGCGTTTCCGTGGAGGCGAACCGCACGGTATCTAGCCTGCTGCACCCACACCGCCGCGAGGTTGGCGTATGAGATCCGGCGACCTGGACAAAACAATCGAGCTGCAATCAGCCGTGACTGCGCAGGACGCTTTCGGTGAGCCGGTCGAGACGTGGTCGACGTTTGCCACTGTGGCCGCAAAGGTTACGCCGCAGCGCGGTAGCGAGCGATTCACTGCCGAGCAAGTCGTCGGCAAAGCCGTTGTGACGTTCAGGCTCCGCTACCGCACTGATCTAAGCGTACTCAACCGAATACGGTATAATAGCCGTGATTACGATATCCACGACGTGCGCGAGCTTGGGCGTCGTGAGGGCCTTGAGATTGATGCCAGCGCGAGGGCGGAATAATGGCGACACCGGTACGCGCACTCCGCATCAACGCAAATCGCGGCGGCGGGACTAGTAATACTGGCATCAGGCTGGAAGGCGACGTTGCGCTGTTCAATCTGCTGAATGAGCTTCCGGATCGATTGGCGAGAAATGCGCTACGCGGTGCGCCGAATGCCGCGGCACAAATGGTGCGCGACGAAATCCGCATTAACGCGCGCGCGCGGTTCCCAAACAGCCGTTTGTATCGGGCGATCAAGAACCGGCGCGCATCCTCTGAGGGCGACGACTCCCGCGCGTTTGTGTTCGTCGAACACGGATCCGGCTCGACTTACGATGCGTATTTCTGGCACTTTTTGGAATACGGCACGGTGAAAATGAGCGCCAAGCCGTTTGTACGGCCGGGCATCGACAACTCACGCGGCAAGGTCGGTGCCGTGATGGCGGACTACATCCGCAAGCGCTTTGACGCTGCGGCCAGGAAGGGGCAGGCGTGACGGCTGAGGCTGCGGTATTCAACCTGCTTTCGAATCACGCTGGCGTGTCCGGCTTGGTGGGGAGCCGCATTTACCCGGTGAAACTTCCGCAGGATCCGACCTACCCGGCGTTGACGTATTTCCGTGTCTCGGGGCTGCGGCATTCTGTGATGTGCAACGACACCGGCATTGTCGAGAAGCGCATCCAAATTTCGAGCTGGGCCGACTCTTACGCGGGCGTGAATGCATTGGCAGAACAGGTACGTGATGCCATGCAGCGCACCAGCGGCACGTTTGCCGGCGTGGAGATCATCGACACATTCATGGATGGCGACGGCCCGGAGATATGGGAGGATGAGGTGAGCGCTTATCAGGCGATCACGGATTGCAACGTGATTTATCGGGAGCAGGTATGAAATACAGAGTGCTGAAGCCGCACGGCGGCAAGATTGATGGCCAGAGCGGGATCCGACGCGAGGGAGAGGTCTACCCGATTGCAGACGAAGAGGCCGCTGTGCTGCTGAATTCGGGGCACATTGAGATTGTGCCGCAGCCGACCCACAAACCCAAGGTGACTAAAAATGGCGAAGACAATCCTGAGTGACGCGCTGATCGTCTTTGATGGCTATGCCATCCGGGAATCGGCCAACGCGGTCAGCATCGACTACGGCGCCGAAGAACTTGATGGCACCACGCTGGCGGATAACACGCGCATTATGGTTGGCGGCCTGCTCACTGCGGCAATGGGCGCTGAGGGATTCTTCGATGCGCCAAACCCGGACTCGGCATTTTTTGACCAGATGGGTCTGTCGGAGAAGGTCATTACCATCGCGCCAAAAACCGTCGAGGGCGGCATCGGGTATTCGCTGAATGCTCTTCTCGGCAGTTACAACCCCGGCGCGCCTGTCGGCGAGTTGCTGAAATATTCTATCTCGGCCGGCGCGCAGGATCGGCTGGTGCGAGGGACACTGCTCGCCAACAAGACCGGCATCATCACGAGCGGGTCAGGTACAGCATTTCAGGTTGGCGCGGCTACGGCCACGCAGACAATTTTTGCCGCGCTTCATGTGGTGGGCGCGACCGGAACAACGCCGACGCTGGACCTGATTGTTGAGAGTGACGACGCTGTGGGCATGACAACCCCGACCACACGTATCACGTTCGCCCAGGCGACTGGTGTTGGTTCGCAATTCAAGAAGCTGGCCGGACCCGTTACCGATTCCTGGTGGCGGGTGAAATATACTCTCGGCGGCGCGACCCCGAATTTCGGGTTTGTGGTGTTGGTGGGAATCCTTGAAAACAGGTGAGGTGATGTATGGCTAAAATGGTTTTGACAAATGCGTTCGTGTCTGTGGCGGGAACCGATATTTCCAGCTACGTGCGTACTGTTACGCTCAATTACTCAGCCGAGGAAGTTGACAACACGACCATGGGCGCGACTACCCGCATAAATCTTGGTGGTCTCAAAAATTGGTCGTTGGATCTGGAGGTGGCGAACGATTTCGCGGCATCTCAGATTGACTCGGTCGTGTTCCCCCTGGTGGGCACCCAGGTCGCCGTTATTTTCCGGCCGACAACGGCTGTTGTTGGAACCAGCAACCCGCAATACTCCGGTACTGGGATGCTGAGCACCTACAACCCCGTAGGTCAGTCGGTCGGTGATTTGGCAACCGCCCCCATCACCATTGTGTCTGCCGGCACGCTCGCGCGGGCGGTGGCGTGATGGGCATTCTATCGCGTGACCAGATTCTCCAGGCGGATGACCTTGGCCTTGTCGAACTGGAAGTGCCAGAGTGGGGCGGCAGCGTTTATGTTCGCGTCATGCGCGGCACGGAGCGCGATCAGTTCGAGGCCAGAATGACCAGCGGCGACGCTGAGAAACTCTCGAACGTGCGCGCTTACCTGGCATCACTGACAGTGGTGGATGAGAACGGCGAGCGCCTTTTCAAAAGCTCTGAGGATGTCGAGGCGCTGGGCGGCAAGTCGGCTCGGGCGCTGTCTCGGATTTTCAATCGCGCGCTGGAGATCAACGGTTTCGGTGCCAACGACGTGGAGAAGCTGGAAAAAAACTGATCCGCCGCCCCTCACGGTATTTCTATTTTGAGCTTGCGGAGCACTTGCATAAAACCGTTGAAGAATTACTGGCCACTACCAGCGCAGTCGAACTCAACGAGTGGCGTGCGTACTTCAAGATCAAAAACGAGCGCGAGGAAGAGCGGAAGACGCGCAGGAAAATGGCAGACGGCGCGGTGAAAGGGGCGGCTGAGATGACAAAAAAACTCCGGGCTAAGAGGTAGCCGCCATGGCCGTGATTGGCGATCTAGTCGCAACGTTATCGCTCGACAATGCCAAGTTCAACGCTGGAATCCGTGAATCGCAAACGAGTCTACAGAAATTCCAGAGCGGGCTTGGAAGCGTAGGCGCCGACCTGGCGCGCGTAGGACAGCAGTTTGCTCTGTTCGGCGTGGCAGCGGGCGCTGCGTTTGTTACCCTCGCCGTAAAGACGATCAATGCCCAGGATAAAATAGGCGACCTTGCCGCACAGCTAGGCATATCAACACGCGCACTATCTGAGTTGCAGTACGCCGCCGAGCAAGCCGGTTCAAGCTCAGAAAATCTTTCGTCCGGACTGGAAACCATGTCCAAGCGGCTGGGCGAGGTCGCGGTCAAGGGCAGCGGCGCGGCCAAGGATGCTATCGAGCGGCTTGGTCTTGACGTCGAGACGCTTATCAAATTGCGTCCTGACGAAGCGTTCACCCGCATCGCCGAGGCAATGAAGGGCGTTGAAAGCCAGTCCGAGCGCAACGCAATCGCCGCAAACATTTTCTCGCGCGCCAACCAATCGCTGGTGAATACGCTAGCACTTGGCCGGGATGGCCTGGCCGCCATGCGGCAGGAGGCGCGGGAGCTTGGCATCTCGTTATCACAAGAGCAGGTGCAGGCGGCGCAGGACGCAAAAGACGCCATGGACCGCCTGTCGTCAGCATTTACCGGGCTGGCGAATGCCGCCGCCACCAGCTTCGCACCTGCCCTGCTCACGGCCGCAGACAGCCTCACTGCATTGGTCAAGGAAATACCGCAGGCCATTTCGTTTCTAGGCGACCTGCGCGCGGCGCTTGGGCTGGGCGGAGAAGCGGATACCGTCGCCGGGATCGAGATGCAAGTCGACCGGCTGAAAGAGCAGCTTGTAGGGCTGCGGAATCAGGAGGGCATGTTCGGCGAGGGATCGCAGAGCGTGGTGATAGCGCAGGTCGAGGCGGAGATTGCCTCTCTTATCGCTCGCCAACAAGAACTGCAAGACGCGCAGACGCAGAGCATCATCAAGTCCGATGAAGTTGCTAAAGTCGCAGCAATCGAAGCGCAGTCCATCGGTAAAGTTACAGAGTCGGCTAAATCAAGCGCGGCGGCGATCAAAAAAGCCACGGCGGAACGGGAGCGGCAACGGGACGCAATACAAGCCATCGTCGCTGCCACAAACCCGCTGCTCGCGCAGGAAAAGAAACTCATATCAGAAATTGCGATCCTGGAAAGCGCGATAAATTCAGAGCGCGGGAGCACTGAGGAACTCACCAAAGCCAAGGCCGCTTTAGAGAAGCAGCTTACGGCGTTGCGCAATCCGTTGCTCGCAGTAACGGAAGCGCACAAGGCAAATATCGATCAGCTTACCGCAGAGCTGGAGGCCATCCGGGGCGGAGCGGGCGCTTACGACGCGTACCTCGCGCAGAAGAAAATCGAGGAAGAAACCCAAAAAGTAATCAATGGCCTGCTCGCCGATGGGCACGACCTGCGCAACATCAATACCCAGGCGATCAGGGACCAGGTGCGAGAAGAGCAAGCGCTGATTACCCAGATCCAAAATGAGAAGGACGCGCGCGTCGATGCTAACAGCGCGTGGGAAGGATTCCTCACCGAGATACTGGGTGCGTTCATCGACTCGACCGGCAGCATGGGCGATGCATTCGCGGATTTGGCAGAGCGCATGAAGCGCGAGGTGCTGAATGCTGGTGTTGGTTCGGTGCTCGGGCTCGGGGGTGGTAGCACGCCTATCCTGTCCGGCGCGGCGAATCTCGCGGGCGGCGGATCTCTGGACAAGCTGTTTTCCGGCGGCTCCCTGTTTCCGAAACTCGAATCGAACATCATCGGGCTGTCGAACGAACTTGTAGCGCAGGGGGGCGTGCTCGCGGATGCCGGACTGGCGCTGAACAATGCGGCCAACAATATCGCGAGGCTGCCCGGCGGGATGGTTGGCGGCGGCCTGATTACAGCCGGCGCAGGTTTTGTGGGCGGCCAGTTGGGTCAGGCGGTATTTGGCGGAGAGGCCGGGCTAGGCTCGCAGGTCGGCGGGCTTGGCGGCGCGCTGCTCGGCGCTCAACTCGGGGCGCTTGGCGGGCCTCTGGGCGCGCTCGCAGGCTCGTTTGTCGGCTCTGCATTGGATAGCGTGCTCGGCGGAGACGGGCCTGAGGTGCGCGCGGCGGTATTCGCTGGCGCGGACACCAGCAAGGCGGAGCCCAAGTGGGTGGCCGATCTGAGGGACGCGGCCAGCGGCCTTAAACTGGCCGGCGAGGCGCAGCGCGTAGGCGCAGAGGGCCAGCGAGCGGTCGCCGGGATGGTCGATGCGTTCGCCAAGATCGACGAAACGTTAACGGGACTGACGCGCGCCTCCGGCCTGTCGGTAGACCTGAGCGGCGCGACGGGATTCGGGTCGTTCTCAGCGCAGGACATGGCCGGGTCCGCGCGCGAGTTTGTCCGCGCCTGGATTGATGCTGTCAGCGAGCCATTCGATGATGAACTCAGGGCGGCCGCAGATTCGCTGGTAGGCGATACCGCCGAAGATCTGATCAACTCATATCAGGGCCTGCTCAGGATCCGCGACAGCATCGCCAGCGGTGGCATCTTTGCGGGGCTCGGGTCGCTGCAACAATTGTCTCAGGCTATCAGCCCGGCGCAGGTGCAACAGATTGAGGCATTTGCCGCGCAGATTGGCGCCTTGCAACAAACAATGAATACGGACAGCTTGGCTGTGTGGGAGCGGTCACAGCGTTCTGTATTTGAGCTGTGGCGAGACCAGGGTGACGCTATTTCGCGCGCGGCTGAGGTTGCGGCCAGCGCCGATGATTTCGCGCTCCTGACCGCAGCGGTGCAGGAGCGTTACGCCACCGAGCAGCAACTGATCGGGCAGATCATGGGCGCTCTGCAAACGGCGGCCGATCAGTTCGGGAATTCCTACGAAAGCATTTTTGTTGACGGCCTGAAAACGGAACAAGCGCGCTATGATTTTTTCCGGAATCAGGCCGACTCCATAGCGCAGATGATCACCACGCTGAACGACCCGGCGGCAATCTCGGCTGCGGCGACTGAGTACAACAAAAATCTGATGAACGCCTACAACTCACTGAGCGAAGCCTCGCGTGATGCGATGAGGGCAGACATCCTTGCTACCACAGAACAGGTTGGTTTGCTTGTCGAGGACCGACTCAACATGGCGTTGGCAGGCATCGAGGCCGACGGCAACTCCGATGTCCCGGGTTCGGTAGCCAACACGATAGAGGCCGCTACAGAGCGGGCGATGGAGGCCATCCGTGCCACCATAACAGATGCGGTCGAGACGATTTCGCAGCAGCAGACAGAAACCAGTCGGCAGTCTACCGACCTGGTGGTGAGGCTGAATCAATGGGCCGATGGATTGCCCGAGTCGATCCGCGTGCAGCTCACCGGAACTGAGGTATCGTTCTGATGTTTCTGGACCTGTCGGCGAACTGCCCATCGCTCGGCGTAACGGTGGATCCGGACTGGGGCATCGTGTCCGATATGTCGGATGGCGGTGTTCTTCACCGGCGGGGATTGTACGCGGCGGAATATTATCTGGTGACGTTGACCTGGAGTGCTGCGCAAGTTTCACAGCGCGTGACGCTGGAAGGGTTTTTTTCAGCCGCGAAGCTGGAGCCGATTACATTCACGCTCGACGGCCACGACTACACGGCGGAGCTTATCTCAGGCCCGACGCGGCGATATGTAACCGGTACGCTGTACGGTATCACCGTGACGCTGCGCGGTACGCG